CGATGAAGGTGTACAATGCAGACCTTTATTTTAAAACACTGGACTTTCAGGAGAACCACCTTTATGAAGCCGCAAAAATGTTGGGATAATGAAAGTCGAAGATAGCAAAGCCCTCAAAGAGTATCAGGAGAAGTTAAAACGTGCACGGTGCACAGGCAACCTGATTGATCCGGACGAATCGCTGACAGTTCGGATGAACCGCATACAGCGTGCCAAAAATGACGTCAAATACCTTGTTGAAACTTATCTTCCGCATTATGCGACAGCGGATTGTGCGGACTTTCAGATCGCTCATGCCAATAAGGTGATGAACGATCCGATTTACAAGGGATATGCCGAATGGGGACGCGGACTTGCAAAGTCGGTGTGGAACGATGTGATTATCCCCCTATGGTTATGGATTAACGGTGAGACGTTTTATATGTGTATCGTTTCCGATACGTTTGACCGCGCTTGTGACCTGCTGGAAGATTTGCGTGCGGAATTCGAGGCAAACGAACTTTTGAAACACGACTTTGGCGAGCAGTATAATCCGGGATATTGGGAAAAGGGAAACTTTGTAACGATGAACGGCTTTATTTGCAAGGCGTTCGGTGCGAAGCAAAAGGTTCGCGGACTTCGTAAAGGTGCGCACCGTCCGGACTTGTGGGTGATCGACGACTTGGAGACACCGCAGACTATCAAAAATAACCGGATGCAGGATGATTATGCGGACTGGATCGAAGCGGACATACTGGCAACCATGACGGGAAAGCGCAGACGTCTGATAGGTGCTAACAACCGTTTTGCATCCCGGATGGTTCAGACATTGTTAAAACAACGGCATCCTGATTGGGATTGGAACTTGGTGAAGGCTTATGATCCGGTAACGTATGAACCAGCGTGGAAATCGATGTATTCCGCCCAGTTCTATCGTCAACAGGAAAAAGACATGGGTATTCTCGCGGCACACGCGGAGTATAACCATGTCCCGCTTGTCAAAGGTAGAATATTCAAGCCCGAAATGGTGAAGTGGGGAAAACTCCCAGACTTGCACACGATGAATGCGATTGTAGCACATTGGGACATTGCGTATGCCGGGACAGATACAAGTGACTTTAACGCATGTAAGATTTGGGGACGGCACAGGAATGAATTTTGGCTGATTGATGGTTTTGTCAAACAGTCAAAAATGAAACTATGTGTACAGTGGATGTGCATGAAGCAGGCGGAATTTAAGGCGCGGGGCATTATCTGTTTTTGGCAATATGAGAGTCAATTCTGGAATGATGAAGTTAAACGGAACATTGAGGAAGCTGAAGCGGAAACGGGGGTGGAGCTTAATTTGGTTCCAATACAAACTCCCAAAACGATGACCAAGTTGCTTCGTATGCTTTCCATGCACCCGTATTATCAGAACGGTCGTATGTATGTCAATGAACTGCTAAAGTCAAACCCTGACATAGCTGTCGGCTTAAAGCAATTGTATGCGGTTGAACCGGGTATGACAGAACATGACGACAGTCCGGATGCCGATGAACAGGCGGTGAAGAAACTTGAAATATACACTGATCCCCCACAATCAGAGGATGAACCCGCGTCACGACCGTGGAAAGCGGGAAGATATAAACGTAAATACACTTGGTAACTATGAAGTACATCAACATGGATGATTTGACAACCATCATACAGAATCGGTTGCTGATCGAAAGTATAGAGAAAGAAGAAGAGATACTGGCAGGGATTGAAGACCTTGTCATAAGTGAAGTGTGCGCCTATATCGGTGGTCGTTACGACGTGGGGAAAATATTTGGTGATCCTCCGATCCGGACAGGGTTGTTGGTACGTGTGGTCGCATGTATCACAGCCTGTCGTGCTGTCAGCCGGAATGCAACCCGTAAAGTTCCGGATTCCTTGTCGGGCTTGAACGATTGGGCGGACGGCATACTTGTCAAACTGCGCGACGGGATCATGACTTTGCCACAGGATATTCCCCCGGTAACGGATGAAGACGGGAACGTGCAATATCCCATATTATACGGGCACACGCGCAATGGTGGATGGTTTCTTTAAATAGTTTTTAAACCGCTTTTAAAAGGTATGTTATGTACAAGAAGTTAAGAGAAATATTCAACTGGTTTCAACAGAAGGCTATTCGTCGGATGAGCCTGAAGAATATACTCAATGAGTATTATTATCGAATGGACAGCAGTGGGTTGCCAACGTCAGGAACAATGTATAAAAGGCAGGCTGTTGTTTATCGGGAAAAGACCATTGACGACTGGATCATGTCAGTGACCGCAGCTACCGATCCGGATGATCCCAGGCGTGGTTTATTATACCGCTTTTTTCAGTCGTTATATAACGATGAACATTTGCAGACGACCATTGACAATCGCGTCTTACCTGTGCAACAGGCAAAATATAACCTTGTGGATGATAATGACAATGAAGATGAGGAAGCAAAAAAATTACTGGATCGTCCATGGTTTCACCAGCTTATCAGAATCTGTTTTCTGCATCAGTTACAGGGGGTATCGCTTGCCGATCTTTCCCACCTTGATGATAATTTGGAAATTAGCCATGTCGAAGAAATTCCCATGTCAAATTACATTCCACAACAACAAATCATCATCAGGGAGGAATCAGACCAGACTGGATGGTCGTACAAAGACGGTGCGCTTGAACCGTACTATGTACAATTCGGGAATCCGTGGTCGCTGGGGATGCTCAACGAACTGGCGGTCATCATTCTTGCCAAGAAATTAGGATTGGGGGCATGGATGAATTATATCGAAAAATATGGTGTTCCGCCCGTCTTTGTTACTTCAGACAGAATGGATAAAAAGCGGATGGACGAATTATTCGAAATGATGACGGACTTCAGGAATAATTTCTTTGCTGTGCTGCAAGGAAACGAAACGGTCGAGTATGGGAAAGAAGCCGGGGGAAATACAACCAATGCTTTTTTACCGTTAGAGGAACGATGTGACAACCAGATCAGTAAACGTTTGCTGGGTCAGACGGGAACAACTGAAAACGGTGCGTGGGAAGGTACGGCAGAAGTACATGAACGTGTTGAAAAATCGCGGCACGAATATGATAAAATGTTGTTCCAGTTTTATTTCAATTACATTATCATTCCCAAACTGGTAAAGATCAGCCCGGTATACAAACCGCTTGAAAGGCTGAAACTGAAGTGGGACGACACGGAAAGTTTGTCTATCACGGAATACATCGAAGCAATCAACAAGCTGGCTTATACCTTTGAGTTTGACCATGAAGAAGTTGCTAAAAAAACAGGTTTGCCGATCATTGGTCAAAAGAAAAATCCCGGTGGTGAGCAGCAGGGAGGAACATTGCCGAATCAGCCCCAAACAGACCCTCAAAAAAAAAGACCGAACCGGACGATGAAACGGTAACGTCGCCTGTCATGGAAGCCGGGGAGTATGATTTCAGCAGTATCATCGGAAGAGTGATGAAACAGGTTTACGAACGTAAAGTTAAGACAGGGAATATTGACGGGGAATTATTCAGAAAGACATACGAGGAACTGAATAAGAAGGCGGCTGAAGGATGGGGAGAAGACGACTATAATGATCCGGAACAGGCGGAAGAACCTCAACGGATACGTGACAACTTGTTCAAGTTCTCCGGAGCGAAGACGTATCAGGAAATTAAGGAGATGAATGATGCCCTTTATGATGATAAGGGGAAAAAACTTTCTTATGAGGACTTCCGGGAAAAAGTAATGGCAATTCATAAAGACTATAATGAAAATTACCTTCGCACGGAATTTGAAACGGCAGAAACAAGCGGCAGACGCGCCAGTGAATGGCAGGAATTCAAGGAGAATGCGGATATAATGCCTAACCTGAAGTATGTGACTGCCGGGGATGAACGGGTAAGAGAATCACATAGGATACTGGATGGTGTCGTAAAACCTATTAACGATCCGTTTTGGCTGCAGAACTACCCGCCCAACGGATATCGGTGCAGGTGTTATGTCGAACAAACGGACGAACCGGAAACGCCTGCTACGCCTATTGTGACGATACCGGATGCCTTTGCGAACAACGTAGGGCAATCCGGTGAGATATTCACGGTCGCACATCCTTATTTCTCAATGCCCGACGGGCATTTGGCAAAAATCAGGAAGGAGACGGAACGGAGCAAGTTATACGCTCCTTACCATCGTGATCCGGAATCGAAAGTGATGATCAGCGATTTTGCTGATCCGAAAGACTTGGTTAAGAATGTCGAAAGCGCGCGTGTCATTTCAAAGGAATTGAACATGAAGATTAAAATCCGCCCGCACATCAACGAGGACGGGATAAAGAACCCGGAATATTTGATTAACGAAAAGCTGGCAGACCTGAAGAACATTCAGGGATTAGGCGGAATTAAAAACGGGCTGGACAGTTCGCGTAAGCAGCAGTGCGAATTCACCGTTTTCAATCTTGATGCATTTGAAAGCATTAAACCGGAAATGGTGCAGAACAAACTGAACGGGATATACAAACTGTATGGGGACAAGTTCTCCGGACAGCAGATGATATTCATTTATTCCGGGAAGGCGGTGAAGGTGTCTTGGAAAGATGTAAAAACCGGAAAAGTAACTGAACTCTTAAAAGAACTTCAGGAGTGACAGCCGAAACTGACACTCCTGAAGGGAGTTCTTGACCTGTTACAGCCGCGAACATTGCAAATATACAATTTTATTTTGAAATACAAATGGAAAGGACTGAATTACCCGATTTTTTCAAAGAATTATCCACGCTGGTAGAAGATGCTCACCGCTACGCGAAAGTTGCGGGTGTGAACTTCTTCAAGCAGAATTTTCGCAGGCAGGGATTTCTTGATACATCATTGACACCGTGGGCTAAAAGGTCGCTCACGGTTGGTTCGGATCGTGGCGTGTTGATACAAAGCGGGAAGCTTCGTGACAGTATTCATGCAGTCAACCGTGGAATAGACCGTATCATTTATCAGACTGATCCGCTGGCTTATGCCAAGATTCACAATGAAGGCGGTTACATTGTCGTAACGGAGCGGATGAAGCGTTATTTTTGGTATTTGTACATGAAATCGACCGGAACAATGCAAAAGAAAAAGAATGGCGAATTACGGAAAAATAAAGCCAATGCACGGTTGTCTACAATGGCTTCCTTCTACAAAGGTATGGCACTAAAAAAAGCGGGCAGCAGGATAAGGATTCCGAAACGTCAGTACATGGGTGAATCTGCCGCATTCATGAAACAGTTGGACGCATGGATAGCGTCGGAGATTGACAAACGATTCTCAAATATTTAATCAATATAATTATGATTTGGACAGACTGTTACAAAGAACTGGTTGAAATTATCCGAAACAAAGACGGATTCCTGGCATCTATCCCGGATGAGTATTCCGAACTAAAGGAAAGGATGGAAAATACACCGGAGATTGAACATATAGACATGTGGCATGAACAGGTCAGTTTTCTCGATGAAGAACATCCCTTTCTGTCCCCGGCTGTATTCATTGAATTTAATACGCTGGGGATTGAGGACGAAGGGTTGCTCGTTCAGCGGCTTCACACGCAGATTGATTTCCGGCTGTTTTACGAAACCTTTTCCGATACCTGTGAAGGTGCGGAAATGCAGGAAGAGGCGTTGTCCTTCCTTGACCTGTTGACTTTACTGGGGATGATGTTACACGGGAAATCGGGGAAGAACTTCGGCACGCTTCGACGCACCCATGTCGGGCGGGAAGAGTCGGGGGGGGCGGGAAACCTGTACCGGATCAGCTTTGAATGTGAAATCATGGATTACACCACAATGGAACTTGCAAGCCATGCCGACATGAAAGACCGTGAAATGAAAATTAGCAATGGGGACTTACCGGAGAAAACGGAAGACGAAGAACCGCTGTATCATCTATGATGCAACGGTTAAAAACCAAGACTAAGTTGATTTGTATCGTTCTTTTTTGAATCGGGCTTTTTGCCCTCTTTTAATTGTTCGTAATATGATAAATTCTCCGATATATAAAAAATCCGTTTGTAGATGTAGTTCTGATCAAGAAAGAACAGGTCATGACTCATACGCAAAAGAACATCCTCCAAACGGATGCGCTTTTTATCATAGAGAAGATAGAACGTTTCTACCATCTTCCGGTCACGTATTTTGGTCATTTCAGGATTCCGCATAAGAAAGCACTATTATAAGCGCAAATATACGGATTTTCAGTGATTTGTCAAAATTGAATATAAGCCTGTGGGGGAAAGGCTATAAAAAAGCCCCCAGCCTGTTAGTAAAGACGCCAATCACATACTAACAAAATGCGAGCAGACGCACAGCCGGGGGCAAAAACCCTTGCTGCGTCTACTCGCATTTTTGTTTTATGTGATTGGCATTGCAAAGATAATCAAATTTGTATTATTATTATAAACATTCATTTTAAAAGAGTATGAGCATGTTGAAAGAAGAAATTGCGGGTATGACTACCGGATATACAGTAAATGCACCACAATGGGTGACTACGTTCACAAAAGCACCAGAGTTTAAGTCCTTTTATAAGACCGTCTCCGGAAATGAAGGAAATAAATGCAATTACCCGACACGTTTAGACCTCTACGGCTGTGGATGCTTTCACGACTGTTCTTATTGTTATGCAAAGTCACTCCTTAATTTCAGGGGACTATGGCATCCTGATAATCCATCTGTTTCCCGGACGGACAAAGTGGGGAGGAAGATCTGCAAATTAGAGCGGGGAACAGTTGTGCGTTTGGGTGGAATGACTGACTGTTTCCAACCTTGTGAGGCTGTTTACAGGGAAACCTATAAAGCAATTCAGAACCTGAACCGACAAGGGGTACACTACCTTATCGTGACAAAGTCCTCAATGGTGGCAGATGACAGATATATCCGGTTGATGGATAGAAAACTGGCACATATACAAATATCTGTGACTTCTACGGATGACACACTTTCACGTACATTTGAAAAGGCATGTCTGCCATCCGCACGGATTAAAGCTATTGAGAAGCTGCAGGAACAAGGGTTTGATGTGGCTGTCAGATTATCCCCATTTATCCCGCAATTTATTGATTTTAGGGTTCTGAACAGTATCAAATGTGATAAAATTCTGGTGGAATTTTTACGGATAAACACGTGGGTGAAGCAATGGTTGGATATTGACTATTCCGAATACACCCTGAAGCATGCAGGGTACAATCATCTGCAGCTGGAGCGAAAAATCGAATATCTAAATAAGATTTCAGGGTTCAGGGAGATTTCGGTTTGTGAGGATGTGGACAGTCATTTTCAGTATTGGAAAGAGAATGTAAACTGCAGTCCGGATGATTGCTGTAATTTGAGAATATAAAATTAAGCCGCGCAGGAAAAAATCTTTGCGCGGCTTTTTTCGGGCAGACAATCATTTGTAGAATATGTATTTTTCTTCGCAATAAATGCAATGATTTTCTTTGCAATACTTCTCAACTGCCTT